CGCCGCGATGAACTTCAACAACGCCAACGCGAATGATTTCCGTCTAACCGCCTCCTCCCCTGGCTATCGCGCTGCGAGCGACGGGACGGACGTAGGCATCAACTGGGAAACCCTCATGGCCGCTGTGCTGGGGAGGTAGTGCATGGACATTGAAGAACTTCTCCGTAAGGACGAAGCGGTACGGCCCACGCCCTACCTCGCCTGCTGCTCGAAAGGCTGGCGGGAATGCTGCTGTGAAGTCAAGGGCAACCTCACTGTAGGAGTAGGCCGCAACCTCGATGCCGTGCCGTTCACTGACACGGAAATCAGCATGATGCTGTCCCTGGACATTTCCAGGGCAATCGAGGCGGCGCGGTCCTTGTGCAGCATCTATGACAAGCTCTCTCGGCCTCGGCAAGTGGTTCTGATTTCTATGGCCTTCAACATGGGAAAGACCAAGCTGGCGAAGTTTGTTCGCATGTGGTCGGCTATCCACCTGGAAGATTTCGAGACAGCGGCAGACGAGATACTGGACAGCCGAGCGGGGAAGAAAATCGTCAAACGCTACGAGCGGTTGGCCGAGATGATGCGAAAGGGATGACGACCAAGAGGCACACTCTCTGATCGTGTCGCAACTGGATGGAGGGGCAATGGATGAGCATAGCGTAGATGTGCTAGAAGGCGGGATTGGTGGGCTGAAGGCAACGGTGCATGGGCAACACGCAATCTACATTACTCTTTTGGCAATCTCGCTTGGTATCACAGGCTACATGCTTTGGTGCGACGTGCGCGAGAATCGGCTTATCTCACATGACGAGCATACGACGATTCAGCAGGGCATTGACGAAATGGTGTACGTCCAGTCGTTAAGCGATGAGGAGCGGAAACGGTTGAACCTGACCATGCCGGAATCGCTGGCGAGAAAGCGGCGATCGGCGGCGTGGGCTACGGACCACTAAGGGAGGGCATGATGGACATGAACGATTCTACCGTTATTGCAATGGCCTTGTTTGCGGTGAGTGAAGCGCTATCACTGATCCCCGCTGTCAAGGCAAATGGCGTATTTCAGTTAATTGCGAACCTGCTTCGCGCAGTCGTGAAAAAACCCTAACCCAAGGAGAACTGAATGAAAGCTCTTATCATTGTTGCCATTGCCCTCTCCCTGACGGCCTGCGGGAAAACGAAGGATGCGTTGATGAAGGTCCTGCACGATGCGATCGACGTTCCGGCCAACGTGTACGAGGATGCGAAGGACAATGCCAAGACGGCCAAAGACGCGGTGACGCCTGCGGAGCCGACGAGCAAGTGAAGCAAACCCTACTCCTACTCTGCCTGACGTTCACGCTCCAACCGGAGCATGTCAAGCGGGTGATCGATGGGGACACGTTCGTGCTCTTCCATGTGGGAATCAAGGGGGAGGAGCATGTTCGGCTGTCGGGCGTCGATACGCCGGAGAAGAAGTCGCCTGGCGCTGATGAGGCGACGGCCTTCACGGTGGCCTGGCTCAAGCAGGGGCCATCAGAATTTACAACCTGTAAGCGCGACGATTTCGGACGGTTGCTGGCTAGCGTAGTGAGAGGACGGGAAAGCCTGAGCGGGGCCTTGATTGAATCCGGGCTGGTTCATGCGATAACGCGATAAGGGATAAGGAGTGGCATGGCTCATTCTGACATGATTACAGGCCTGGACTTGCTTCATGCTGTCCAGTTGGATTGCGGCGAAGCGGCTTCAATCTCTGGATCTTATGGGGCCGACGTCAAGAGGTATATCCGTAAGGCCTACTGGCGCCTGCTGGCATGGGAGCGGTGGCCATGGGCCATGTCTCCTACGCCTGGGATCATTACCACGACGGCCAAGCAGGATGTGACAGTCTCAAGCATCTCCGCGGCGACTCCTGCCGTAGTTACCCTCTCTGCGACGATTGCCACCAGTCAAGCCGGCCTGAAGTTTTACATGGAGGGGAATCAATCGGTCTACCGGATTGCGGCGCATACGGCCGGAACCGCATTGCTCACGCTCGATGCGAAGTACGTGGAAACGGAAACGGCGGGCCCTGCCGTCATCTTTCAAGACGAGTATGAGATGGGCGGGAATGTCCTGAAAATTTGGGATCCGCTGAACGTGCGAGGCTCGAGGTACGATCAAGTCCGCCTTTACGACAAACCCTATTTCGAATCGGTGTATGGCCGGGGAACGTGGGCGCTAGGCTTTGGGCCGATCGAGGCCGCGTGTGAAGTGGCGCCAAACAGCTACAACGCTACCTATTATTCCGTGATGCGGAAGCTCCGCATAGCCCCCTGGTCTGAGGATGCAATCAATCTCGAATTTGACTATACGGTGTTCCATGATCTGGACTTCTCCGGAACAGGCGATGCCGATACCCCAAGAATCCCCCGCGATCACCGTTCAGTCCTGGTCGATTTGGCCGCTTTCGAGCTCTTCATTGGAAAAGATGACACCAAAGCCGACCAGGCCATGGCAAAAGCGGCCCTCCAAGTAGCGGAGATGCGTCAACAATACATCACCACACAGACGGGGCGCGTGTATGTCCGCCCGGCGAACTCCTGCGGGCTGGGGTTGAATTAATGCGGAACCTGATGACGCTGAACATCCCTTGTGGTCAGGGCGGGCTGAACGCCTCGCGCAGTCCATCCAGGGTGCGCGACATTGATCTGCTCTCCGTCGAATCTCTGACCTACGAACATGATACCTGGCAAAAGGACGGCGGGGCGGCGAAGTTCAACAGCGTGCAAGTTTCAGGCGGCCCGTCGATCCTGGCCATGTGCGACTTCCATACCCATGCCGGAGCGCAAGAGCTTGTCTGTGCGACCAGTGACGGGAAAATCATCGTGCTCGGGTCCGGTGGTGTGACCAAGACCGTCTATACCGGAGGCGGCACAGATAAGTCGGCCATGCTGGTAGAGGGGTACAACGGGACGCAGAAAGTTGTCTACTTCTACAACGGCAATGTTCCTGTCCAGGTCTATTCCGGGGGGACCGACACCACGGCGCTCATGGCACTGGTGGGTGGGTTCACGGCCGATAGTGGGACCGATACCTTTACCTTCGCCTCCCATGGGTTGACGAACGGCACGGCCGTACAGGTTCGCAATAACGGCGGGGCGCTGCCTGCAGGGCTGGCGATTGATACTGAGTATTATATCGTGAGTGCGGCGGCGAACACCTTCCAGCTATCGGCAACGTCCGGAGGCGCCGCGATCAACATTACGACCAACGGCACCGGCACGCAGTACGTCTACAAATCCTTGCGGCCAGCTGATTGGGTCTCAGGGAAACCGACCTGGGCTTTTACCCATTTCGGCCGGATGTACGCAGGCGGCAACACCAATATGCCCGATGGGGCCTACGTCAGTGTCCTCGACAACCATAGCGATTTTATCAATTCCGGCACCCTCTTCTTTTATGTCTACCCTGGGGAAGGCGAGCGCCTGGTAGGCGGTCTGTCCTGGCGCAACAAGGCCTACCTCTTCAAGTATCCCAAGGGGATTTACGTCCTCGATGACTCGAGCTCCGACGTAGCCGATTGGGGGTGGCGCCGAGTCTCTAAGTACGTGGGATGCGTGGGCCCCAATGCCATGCTGGAAGCCGATGATGAAGTCTACTTCGTCTCGCCTGACGGCTATATCCATGCCCTCTCTGCTGTGCAGGAAAGCGGAGATGTTATGTCCTCGGCTATCCTGCCGATGGAACTAGGCACCTATATCCGTGAGAACGTGAATTTTACCAGGCTGGCGAAGGTGGCGAGTGCCTACTACGCCAGAAAGCGCAAGATCGTCTTTGGGTTCAGCGGATCCTCTTCCTCGGTCAATGACGTCATCATCGGCCTGGATATTCACCGCACGATCAATGGAGCCCGAGACTTCCAGCCGTTTGTCTCTCTGCGTGACAAATGCCAATCCCTCGTAACCTATCGAGACTCTAGCAGCGATCAGAACCATCTGTTAGCGGGGAGTGATAGCGGCTACGTCTACCAGCTTGACACGGAAACGAGGAGCAAGGACGGCGCCGGCTACCAGAGCCGTTTCGAGACCAAAGACCTGGACCTATTCGATCAAGGATCACGGAGAGGGAATCTGCGAGAAATCGAAGTGACCTTTGTGCCGGTCGGCAACTGGAGTTTGGATCTCAGCGTATACCTCGACGGGGATCTTGGAGACCCGATAACCCTTTCGATGGCCGGATTGGGCGGGGTCTTAGATTCTTTCATCTTAGACACGGATATTTTAGGCACTGAGGTCTTGCAAAATACTAGAGGGCGTCTGTATGGGGATGCGAGAAGGGTTCGCATTGCCGGAGAAAACTCAAATCCCGATGAAACCTTTTCAGTCACGAATCTCGCCATCAAGTACACCCCGGGGAATGTGCGGTAAGTGACATGATCCAACTGGACGAACACCAACAGCCCCGCCTCGATCGACGTTCCGGCGAGCCGATTGTCACCGAAAGCCGTCTCGCGGCTCCATTCCGTGCCCTCCCGAGAAACTCCCGCGATCGAGTCTTTGACTATCAAAAGACAAAAACGTGGGTGCCGATCTACCAACGCTACGAGGGTGGCGTATTGACGGGACTGCAATGCTGGAAGTGCGGCAGGAACTTGGTCGGCTGGGCGCCCGCGCTGCGCCGACCGGCTGGCTGGAAGCCTGGGGATAACGACGAACTGGTACATATCAACGGGCAGCCGTCCGTGCGTCTGACCTACTTCAATCACTACCGAGAGGGCGAATTCACGTACTCTAAGCCTGGCGGCATCCTCTCAAAATTCACCTATCTGCATTGCGCGGATTGCGTGATTCGAGATGAGCACGGCGAGGATCTCCTGGCCTGCTTCCTCGCGGGACATGACCACTCGCGGAATTCCTTTCAACTCTACAGCGACGACTTTTGGGCCCAATGGATGTGGCGGTTTTCAGGGATTGAGTTGGTCGGGAAGGACGGAGACAGCAAAGGGCCGGCTGATTTCATGCGTGAGGCTTCACCGAAGGGACCGCGGTAATGCCAGGGAATTATTCAGTCACGACCAGAGCATCCGGCTCCATTCTCACGGCCACGATCTATAACACCGATCACGCGCAGCATGTCACCTATGCCACCCCGGGGGGGCTTGATGACGCTTCGGCCACCGCAACGGCGATGCGGGCGACAGCGGACCCTGGCGAGAACGGAACAGAAAGTCTCCCGACCGATCTTCTTGGGGAGTTACAACGGATCCGCCACATCATCGCGGAAATCACCGGCAAGACCTACTGGTACGAAACCCCCGATACCGCGCTCTCCTCGCTGTTTCTCAAAGGCGCGGATATTGCCAGCGCCACAACCCTGATCCCGGTTGGGGAATTCTATTTTGCCGACGTAACCGGATCAGTCACGATCAACGGGATTGACACGGAAGATCTAGGGAAAGTCAGGCGCTTCCGGTTTACTGGGGCTCCGCTTCTCACCCACAATGCGACGTCGTTCATTCTCCCTGGAGGCGCCAACTATCAGGTTGTGGCCGGGCAGACCATTGAGTTCTGGTCTCTGGGTTCTGGAAATTGGTTGCTGGCGAATATCGAAGATTCCGGAGCCTTCAGGCATACATCGAGCGGTGGGTATCGTGCGACAATCACCCATGCCAATACGGCAGACCGGACCTATACGCTGCAGGACAGCAGCGATACGCTAGTAGGACGAGCGACAACCGACACGCTGACCAACAAGACACTTACCAACCCCAGCATTGGCGGGGCCGCTATTACAGGTGCGGCCCCTGCGACTCCAACGGCCAACGTACTTTACACCGATAGCCTTGTGAAGGGGTTCGTCGCGTTTCAAGTGAATGGGACCATTGATACAGACCTTAATGTATCGAGCATCACCGACAATGGGGTGGGCGACTGGACGGTGAACTGGGCTACGGCGTTCACGACGGCCAATTACGTGCCGCAATTTTCGTTTCAAGGGCAAACCATTTATGGCGGGGCAAACCCGTTCACAGTTGCGCCAGTGATTTGCAACAGCACAAACCCCACAACGTCGGCGTTGCGTGTAAATACAGGGTACGCAGACGGTGGCGGGGGGTGGACGTTAATAGATCCGCAAGGAACCCGCGTGCGTCTCTATGTGACTGCTCACGGCCTGCAATAAGGAGTACCGATGCCGATAGTCTGGACATTGCAAGACGGTTCGGTTCGCGTGATGCGGTTGACCGATAAGTTCCTCTCTGAGAACACACAGGAAGGCGAAACCACGGCCGATGCCGTCGCACGATTAGCTGAAGTCGAACGAGAGAAGAACCCCGAACTGGCTGGCGCGACGGCAACGCTGGTACGTTCGGCCGATATGCCAGCTGACAGGACAGACCGGAGTAAATGGCGGCTCTCAAATGGGTCAGTGGCGGTTGACCCGCAAGTGCCGGATCCTGAAACGCCAGATATATGGGGGTTCATCGAGGGCATTAAGGATCTCTATGCCGATGATGCGTTGGTATTGAATGCTTTCCTGGTCAAATACCCCATGTTTCTCTGGTCGATGCAGAGAATGAACTGGCCTGCAGTTCGACAGCTATTCCAGGTTGCGGTGCAGGCGAATGATATTGCCCCAGAAAAATGGGCACAAATCCAGGCGTTGGCGTCCACGTATTACATCCCCTTGGTAGAGAAGGTATGAACGCAAGGGAATCCTGCTATCGCTCCCGTAAAATGGCCTGGCTGAAACGGTGCGGGCTGTCCTCCCATGAGGAATGGCCGCTCTTTGGAGTCGAGAAATATATCTCTCCCACAGGGCAACAGGTCTGGGTGCTTTTAACCGACCTTCCGCCCCTCACCGGGCATGCGGACGGATTGCGACGGCTCCTTGGGGAGATTCGACGGTTAGAATACCGGCTTGAAACCGAGGGCATCGTCGGATGGCTGCAAGCGATCCGCAAGGGGAACTGGAAGATGCGGCATTGTACGGAAGCGATCGGCGGCACGCTTTATATGGAAACAGAACAGCATTGGCATTTCAAGAAGATTGCAGACTACCAACATCTTCCCACGACCCTGCGTGATGTATTCCGAGGAGGGCTCCATCATGGAACAGCGTAGCACGGTTCTACTCAACGGGATGTGGTTCTACTGTTGTGAAGATGGGTCACTCTTCCCGGTTCTTTCCGGAGGGGATAGCGGTGGAGGGGGAGCGCCAGCCCCAGACCCGGGCCTAGTCTCCAAGCAAAACAGCCTGCTTCAGATGCAGATTGACACGGCAAAGAAGGCGCAACTGCTTGAGCCAATTATGCTACAGGAGGCCGGCCTTCGTTGGAACCCAACGACTCAAGCATACGAATATACAAACCCCGAGTTCCATGCCAACAGAAGGGAAATCGAACGGCTGCAGACAGAGCGTAGCTTGAAGGCCCTTCGTGGAGAATTGCCAGTCTCCGAAACGCTCAAGAAGGAATTGGAGCTCGGCCAGAACCGGTTAAATGAAGGGCTATACCGTAAGCTCGGCCCTGGGTACGCGCTCTCGACTCCTGGAGCCATGAAGCAAGGTGAGTATAACCGGATGGCAATAGCTCTTAAGGAAGGCGAACAGCGCGATATGCTCACGACGGCGGAATCGCTGGCGTTGGCGAGAGGCAATAGTCGTAACACGGCTATGTCTACATTTGAAAACCCCTTTGTGAGCCAGGCTCGCATGTTGGAGCCCGCGATGGCGGGGATCAATAGCGCGAGAGGATTGGATAACCAAGGGCGTCAGATGGATATGCAAGGGAGGGCTATGGCTGGGCAGGAAACTGCCGGCTATACCAGCGCCGCATTAGGGATGATGGGGATGATGGCGATGGCTGCATCTGATCCTGCGTTAAAGACCGACGTTGAACCGGTCTCCGATGCGGAAATGCTGGCCGCGGTTCGCAAGATGCCGGTGGCGCGGTGGAAGTACAAGGCGGATCCGGCCAAGCGAGAGTTTATCGGCGCCATGGCGGACACCATGCCAGAGATTGTGTCAGACGGACACCAGTATAACGTGATTTCCTATTTGGGCATGCTGACAAGCGCGGTGCGCGAACTGGATAAGAAGATCAGTGGGGAAGAAGCGACCCCGGCGATGGCCCTGGCCTTCTAGTACGGCACGTACATATTGCCTTTGGGATCGGCTATCAGGCCGTCTCCGTGGTTGATGAGGTTGCCGTAGGGCGTGACATATATCGACCACTCCGGCGCCTGGTACGGTTCAAGCGGAAGGGGCCCGGCACGCTCGATGGACTGTGAAAGGCGGTCAAGCTGGCGGCAGTCTCCACGCTGGCATGCCGCATGTGCCTGTTCAATGCGATCATTGAAGGTGTCGAGCGAGTCAATGAATCGGTCTCTCGGAGACGTACAGCCGACCGTGAAGATGAGCAGGAGCATCACGATGGGTTTCATAGCATCCTCCATGGTAAAAGAATCGTAACGCGCCGTTTGGCGCAGAGTCAAGGGAGGGCATCATGTCGTCATATGGAGTTGGGCAAGGGCTGGCGCAGGGCGTGCAAATGCTCGCCCCCATGGTTATGAACAAGATGCGAATGGATCAGCAGGACAAGCAATACTATGACGCCTTGGCGGTACGCCAGGGATGGCAGGATGGCGTAATGGGCGATGCTCAAGCGGCGGCGGCCTCTCCGGCGACCATCGACCAATCCAGCCAAGTCGGCCGATTCTCCGTACCCGGGCGTCCTCTTGCAATGCCGCTGGATCAGGCTGGCGCTGGGATGACCCCAGGCATGGCGTTGAGCCAGCCGCAAGCCCCACGAATGCCGGTGCCAGGGCAAGGGCTCAATCTGAGGCCTGCCCGCAGACTGTACTAACCACAAAGAGGGACCGCCATGCGTGTATTGCCTGAAGGACAAGACCGATTCACCCCCCAGCCGTTTGCCGTTCCCGATCTCTCCGCGCAACAGCCGCAATTTAACGATCCGGCTTCTTTTGCGGTGAAACCTGGACCGGTAGGGGCTCAATATCTCGCCCCGCCTGATGAGTCGGCTCCGGCTCCGATGCCGCAAGCGGCCCCTCCCGCTGCAGCGTTGGCGTCTCCCCCACCCGCACAAGCGGCGCCGGAAGCCGCCGCACAGACCCCGCAACAGCCGGAATGGATGACCCCCGCTCGTAAAAAGATGTACGAGAAGGCCAAGCGAGCATCGCAGAACTATCGGGCGGCCGTTGATGAGCGTCGGAAAAAGCGGAAGCTGCAGCAGGATTACAACAAACTCTACAACCAATTCGAAAACGCGATCGGCAAGGCTGAAGATCTGGAGAACTTGTCGAAGTACAGCGGGCTCTATCCCCCTGACGATGCCCGCACGCTCGAATTGACCCGCATGCAGGCGCGGCATGTCGAGGCGGCGGAACGGCTCAAGAAGCAGTTGCGTGACAACCTTCGCAAGGCTGGGGTGAAGATCGGGGACAAAGATCCGCTTCCCGATAATCCCTTTGGCGATCCGTCTACAGACGATAACCAATTCGACAATTTGGTTCAGGATGGGTACACCGATGCCCTGATGACCAACTATGAGCAATAACTGATGGCTACACTGGAAGAACGGTTATCGGCACTCAAGTCCAAGCTCACGCCCTATGAAGTCAGCCAGGAAGAACGGGACGATCTCACACAGGCCGGCGAAGTCGGGATGTATCCCGGCGATGAGGCCGTCATCCCTCAAATCCGGAGTGCCGGCCGGCAGGAGTTCTCGAAACTCAAGACCGATCGCCTCGCCTTAACCGATCAGGTCAAGCGGGCGCGGGTAGCCGAGCAGGAGATGCGCGACCGAGAATCCTTACTCGGACGCACCAAGCAGGCTGTTACCGATTTCTTCGCCCCCCATGAAGTCGTCCAATCCGCCCCGTCGATTGCGGCGCCTCCACCGGTTCCCACGCTTCAACAGGCTCCGATTCGCCAGGCGGCTCCCCTTCCTGTGACGCCTGCGATTCAACCGTCTCCCGCACCGATGGCGACTCCCCAGCAGCCCGCCGCGATCGAGGCGCCCCTCTCGGGCAAGTTGCCACGCTTCTCGAATCCGGACGAAGAAGAAGCGTTCATGTCCTGGTATAGCAATACCTACGAAGGGAACCAGTGGCCACGCAACCCGCACAAGGCCGACTTTGACGCCCGGCAGAAGTTCCTAGACGAGAGAGGGGATGACCGCCAATCCTACGGGTTGAGAGAGGACGGCACACCCAAAGGGCAAGGGTTCTTTGGGGCCCTGCCGTCCAAGGATCCGAATGCTGCCTCCGGGACGGTCTCGACAGAACTCAGCGCCGAAGCCGACGTAGACGGTAAGCCTCTTCTCTTCCCGCTGTTGGTGCCGACGCTCACACGGCAAGAGGTCGATCATCTTCTCAGCGGAGGCAAACCTACCGAGGGGATTTACGATAAGGCCCTGAATCACGCGCTAGAGCGGCAGAAAGCGGGCAAGAGTCCGTTTGCCGCAACCGGTGAGCAAGTCCCCCTGCCAGGAGACGAATCGGACATTATCGACACCCCTGAAGTGCATGTCATCGGGGAAGGGATACCGAAAGAGCAAAAGCCCCTGGTCTTTACCGATCGAGCGGGGAATGTCACGCGCACGGTGCCGACTCCGGACATGCTGGGACAGCTGCAGCCGCCAGCCCCCCCTTCGCCTAAGACGATCGGGGAAGGGCTCGCGCAGGCCACGAATAATTTCTTCCGCGGCATCGCACAGATTCCGGCCGATACGCTCAAATCCATCGCCATTGCTTCGAAAACGCTGGATGAGTATGTCCCGAACGCCATCAAGGACGATCGGAAGATTGACGAACGCTTGACCTACCGGCTTGGGGCCACCATCGACAAGCTCGCCAAGGGACTCTTCCCGACCGATCC